GGTTCTATCGTGTATGGCACATCTAACAACGGAAGCGATGGCGTAGGCGACAACGTGCAAGCCCACCAATTGGATCGTGTTTGCTTGTTGCCGATGGCAAAGCCTGATGCGCGGCGTTGGAATGTATGGGCAACAGCTAATGGTGTTTGCTCTGAGCTTCGTGCGTTCGTTGCGATGAACCCCCGCATTCTGGCTTCGTATCGTGACGGTGGGCAGGACAACAATGAGTTCATCTTTCACCCAAGCAAGTCAGGCAAGTTTGCGTCACCACGTACTTTGTTCAAGTGCAATCGTGCGGTAATGAACAGAGACATCATTGGCGCAGCCGATACAGAGGTCGCGTTGATCGGCACTATCGGCTTGGCAGCAGCCAAAGCGTTGTCAGTATTCCTTGACGTTAAGAGTCAGGTCGTACCGACTAAGACTGTCATAGCTGATCCGATGGGCGTGAAAGTACCAGAGGACATTGCTGCGTTGTGCATGATGATGTTCAATGCGGTCGATGACATTACTACGCAAGACGAGTTGTCTGCATTCATGAAGTTCGTCAAGCGTATGAACCAGAGCGAAATGCAATCGATATTCTTTACCATGATGATGGGCAACAAGCGTTCGACAAAGCTGGCGGCGAACAACGACGACATCAAGTCATGGACTAAAGATAATTACAAGTATCTGTGATCTAGGAGACTAAACATGGCATACCTTACACCTGAAGAACGGCTGAAAAAGCAGCACATCATTCTGATGCGCCACCCTGAGACTGCGCAGTTCGGTAGCGTGATGATGATGGGCGAGAGTTCAATAGAAGATGGCATCCCTACGGCCTACACCGATGGGCTAAACAAGAAGTACGGCAACCTGTTCATGGCAGGGCTGACCGATGAGGAAGTACGGGCGTTGGTCACGCATGAGAATCTGCATGTGGGGTTGCTGCACATTCCACGTCACAAGGACTTGATGCGGGAAGATGGACTGTTGGCTAATGTAGCAATGGACATCGTGGTCAACAACATCATCGATAACTTCAAGGACAAGACTCTGTGCAAGCTGCCAGCTAGTGCAATCCTTGACCATGCGTTCGATGGCTGGAATGTTCGTGACATATACAACGAACTAAAGAAGCAGAACCCACAGCGTAAGAAGCCGGAGGGTGGTGATAACGGCGGTCAGGGTCAGCCACAGGACGGTCATGGTCTACCGCAGGATGGTAACGGTCAGCCACAGGATAGTGATGACGAGATCAACATCAACGGCAAGAAGGTCAAGGTGCAGGATGGTGATCATCATGACGGGTCAGGCGAGGAAGTATCTGAAGAGGAAGCTAAGAAGTTTGATGAACGAGTCAAACGTGCGTTGCGTGAGGGTGGCATCCTTGCAGGGCGACTGGGCGCTAATGTTCCCCGTGAGATAACAGCATCTCTGGACAAGCCTATCGACTGGAAGGAAGAGATGCGCGACTTCGTCACATCTGTGGTGCGTGGCAGAGATGAACTCACATGGCGTAAGTTCAATCGTAATCTTTTGGCTAATGACATTCTTGCACCAAGCGCAGAGTCAGAGACCGTGACGGAAGTGATCTTTGCTTTCGATACGTCAGGCTCTATCACGCAGGAGATGATCGGCAAGGCAGCGTTTCAGTTGCAGTTGATCTGTGACATGGTAACGCCCACGACTGTGCGCGTTCTGTGGTGGGATACCGAGGTGCATGGTGAGCAGGTGTTCGACGGTGACTCACCCAACATCAAGGACATTCTCAAGCCAATGGGCGGTGGTGGTACGCGTGTCTCATGTGTGTCGGAGTACATCATCAAGAAGAACTACAAGCCAGACTGCATCGTGGTCTTCACTGATGGCTACGTCGAAGATAAGGTCGCGTGGGTAACTGGCGTCGATACTCTGTGGCTGGTCACGGAGAACCGCAGCTTTGTTGCACCGAAGGGCAAGATGGTAAGAATCGATAAACTTTAATTAGTAACCTAGACGACAAAGGGGAGTATTTATGAAAAAGTTCGTTCACCCATTCGCAGCAAAGATCACTGACGATGATGTCATGGCAAACAAAGCGTTCCCGCTTGTGCGGGAGTTGGCGCACAAGTACAAGCTGCTTGTGCTTGCTAAGAGTACAGCGAGTGATCCAGAGTACAACGAGTTGTATATGGCGCGCGAAGATGGCATTCCTGTGTGCAAAGTATTCTTTATGCGAGACAGGGAATCGTATGCGATTCGTAACTGCATGACAGAGAAAGATCGTGGGTCTACACGCGATGACAAGTTGACTTTCTTTGGTAAGAGAATACCTTTCGTGATGAAGACTATCGAGAAAGAGAATCTTATTCCAAAGGACACATTGGCGTTTCTTAAGGCCACAACGGAGTACAACATCAAGAGCGCGGTTGATAGCCTGTCATCGTCCTATGGTGAGATACGCAAGAGCGCGAGTATGAGCGGCGAGATCATGCACAGCTTGATCGAGATAGCTTTAGGCAATCGACATGTGTCTACCCTATCAGCAGAATCAATGACCAAAGTACAATCCGTACTTGACAAATGCAGAGCGGCAGATAAAACTAGAGCCGAACGTCAGCGAGAGCTGCACGAGGTATTTGGCAGTCCGATGTGGGTGATTATCTATGACATGACTGATTCGTTTTGTATTGGCAAGATGAAGTTGTCACCGACATGGGACGGTATAGGCGATACAACACCAGCGTCATTGGACATGGAGATCACTGAAGACTTTCGTCGTGTAGCAGACATAACCGAGGTGACTGAATTGATTCCGACTATGGTGATGCTGAAGACTTCAATAGAACAAGCAAGACCCGACATCAAGTACGACTTCGCTGGTGATAGCAAGTTCTTCCCTAGAAATTGGAATAGCGTATCGACTGAGTTACGAGCGATGGCGGTTGATTGCAGTAGTAGCTGGAGCAGCAACGGGTTACTTAAACCACGTTTGCTAATGGTTGCAGCATGAATGTGGATACAGAAGGCACACCGATTGACGCTTATAGATTTATTAATGAGAACAATCTATCGCCGGTAGGGCTTGAGTCAGACAAAGAGATGTACCGTGTACCTGTTCACATAGAAAAAGAACTACACACGGTATTTGTAGGTGATAACCACAAGCGGATGTTCGATGCGAATTCTTTGCCGGATTTCTTGAAGCACAAACTGGCGATGATTATTGCTCGAAATGAAAGACCACTTACAAGCGATGATTTGCTTACTGAATTGACCCTTTTTATGACGAGGAGGGGTGATTTTGAATATATCGGTTGGCGGGCGTCACCTAGCTATTACATTGTAGTCATGACTTATGCTGAACTTAAATCATTGACGGGTAAGTAAATGACACCTGAAGGCAAAGTAAAAAAGATTGGACGCGCCACAATGACCAAGATGGGGATGTACCACTTTCCTACGTTCTCTGGTGGTTATGGCCGTTCAGGTGTCCCTGATGACATAGGTTGCTATCAGGGGATTTTTGTTGCAGTGGAGTACAAAGCGAACGGGGGCAAGCCGACTGCCCTTCAATTAAAAAACATGGACGACATACGCAAGAGTGGCGGCGTGGCATTACTTGTTGATGAAACAAACGTTCATCAGTTAGAGGAGTTAATCAATCATGAAATTCAAAGTCGTGGGTAAAGAAAGGCTGGTTGTACCTGACGTAGAACACGATCAACACATGAGTCCGTTAGATAATTTTCGGTGGACATCTGGAGCAAACGTGCAAGCAGTATGGCGCAAGCATGGATGGCAACCGCCAACCGAGTACCGTACTGATTATCTTTTTATGAAAAACAGAGAGGCTAAATAATGAAAAACGGAATGAGTGTACGTAGGTTTCTTTTACAAAATCCAAATGCAACTACTAAAGCAGTAGTTGCTGCTACTGGAGCACTGACTAAGAGTGTAGCTACCATGCGTAGCGCCCTCCGTAAAGAAGGTATTGAGTGTTCGCCGCCCAAGAGTAGACGTGCTCGCAGACTGAGGAAATTTATTGATCTATCCGCAGCGGGTTCACCAATCCGTCCGAAGGCGCGTTTAGCATCGTCTACTGACTTTGTTAAACCTGATCTAATTAACCATCCCCCACACTACACAGCCGGTGGTGTCGAGACCATCGACTTCATCGAAGCCAAAAAGCTCAACTATAACTTGGGCAACGCTGTGAAGTACATCACACGAGCCGACCACAAAGGCAGTCGCATTGAAGACTTACAGAAAGCCAAGTGGTATCTGGAGCGTGAGATTCTTTCCCAACACATTTAATTGTTTAACGGTTCAGGGCAACCTGAACCGTTGTTCTACCAAGGCGTATCAATATGCAATGCCCTACCTGCAACTCCGGCAGTATCGTATCTACAACAATTCAATTAGATGGAGAAGTAAAGCGTCACCGCAAGTGCAAGATGTGCAATAAAAGATTCGTTACTCTTGAGGCGTTAATCGAAAGTATGCCCGTGGGCAGACCCGCTAAATTGACGCCAGTTCCTGATGCTAGGGGTATATACACACCGGAAGCTGCGGTGTCGTTGAAGATGCAAAAGGTTGTGACAAGGCGCAGGAACGAAGACAGAGTATCAAGCTATTACATAGAGGATGACTACGAATGACCAGCAAATATGATGAATCTGCAAAAGAACACGCAGATCGACTTAAAACTACGGGGCACAGAAAACCTTTACGTTCATTTAAAGAACTGTGTAAAGAAGTTGGCGTGGGTTCTAAGTCTATGGCGGGATACTTAGGCACACTTAACGGCCCAAAAGCTAAGATAAACAGTAGAGGCGGTGTAGTTAAAAATATGTGGTATGACCCTGACGAGTTTCGTGCGTGGTGGAAAGAAGTAAAACGCAAGATGGAAACGCCGGAATATAAAAAATACGTAAATAAAAAGAAAGCCCCAAAAGAATATAAACCCACTGAGGCGTTTCGACTACAGCAATGGCTACGTGAATGCAACGGGGCAACATGGGCGCAGATTCGTGAAGCTGGGTTCAAAGGGGTGTATGGCGGCGCAACTAGCCGGATGATTGCTTACGGCGCATTACGCAGGGAAGGCGATTTGTTTATAGCTACTGATGTGGATTACAAACCAAAGAAAGGGCGCTATGATCATTGAGAGCATTAGTTTCAAACGTGTACTGGATTGGATTAACTATGTATGGGCTAAGTCTCTCATAGCGTTCGGTATGTTTTTAATTGGCATGAGCGTCGGACAGATTCAAGTTGAAAGCCGCATTACATCCGATTGCAGGTTTGCGGGTTCGTTTCGCGTAGAGATACAAGCCTTTAACTGTCAACGGAGGATTTAATGAAAGCATTTCCAAACATGACGAACCAGCAGGGCATGGACTTGCGCGATTACTTTGCGGCGAAGGCCGTGCATAGTTTTATCATGGGCGCGTTTATGGAAGAAAGGGATATTGACTACAAAGACATGGCTGAAGCAGCGTATGAGTTAGCAGACGCAATGATGAAAGCAAGAAATGAAACCACCTGAGATCGTAGCCGTTGCGTTCTACGTAGCTATCGCTGTGTTCAGCTTGTACTACGGGACGAAGGCAATTATTAATGAGCCGCAGTTAATGTGTGGTGTGGCAGAGATAAGCCCTGACTTCAGGGAAGCAGATCGTATGCGATGCAGACAACAGAGAGGACATAAGTTATGAAATCTTTAAAGTCAGTTAAAGAAGCGGATTCTTTACTGGATTTGTTATCTAACCTTCCCAAGGGTAATGAGAACAACACGGCAAAGGCGTTCGACGATAAGCCCAAGAAGAAGTGGCATGGCACTACCACAACAGTAAAGAACTCTGGGCGCGTTAATAAGACGAAAGGGAAGTGATATGAAATGCGAACGATGCGGCGAAAATAATCCGGCTGAGATACATACGTGTACACCGAAGCGCGAATGGCAGGGGCTGACGGATGAGGAAATGCGGGAATTATGGGACAAGAAGGGTTGGTACGTGACCATGTTCAAAGCGGTTGAAGCCAAACTAAAGGAGAAGAACACATGAAAGACTATTCAAACTACGAAACACAACGAAGCATTTTGATTGAGTACCTGCAAGTAATGATTGCTCGATGTGATTGGCACGGGGTAGCTGACGTAGCTATGGACTTGCGCGAGATGGAGGCCGAGCGCCGCACAATAATGGAAAAACAATGAGTCTAGTAACGCTTGATTGGGAGACGTACTACGCCACGGGGTTTGGGTTTAAGAACCTGACCACTGAGGAATACATACGTGACAAACAGTTCGAAGAGATTGGTGTCGGCATCAAGATCGATGACGCGCCCGCGTATTGGGTTTCAGGTACACATGAAGAGATAAAGAAACATCTGACGGAATTGACAGATTGGTCGGACTCCGCCCTGTTATGTCACAACACCCTTTTCGACGGGGCGATACTAGGTTGGCGATTTGGTATACACCCCGCTTTTTATTTAGACACACTGTGCATGGCGAGAGCTTTGCATGGTGTGGACGCAGGTGGGAGTCTTGGCGCGTTGGCTGAACGCTATGAGATTGGTGAGAAGGGTGATGAGGTAAACAATGCTCTGGGCAAGCGCCGTGCAGACTTCACACCCGTAGAGTTGGCTAGATACGGTGAGTACTGTAAGAATGACGTAGAACTCACTTACAAGTTGTTCAACATGATGGCCCCGAACTTCCCCGGCGATGAGATAAAACTCATTGATATGACGCTGCGTATGTTCCTTGAGCCTGTGTTTATGGTGGATGATGCACTGCTTGTGCAACGGCTAGAAGACTTGAAGAAAGAAAAGAACGACCTATTGGCTACTTTGATGAAGGATTTAAAGTGCGATGACGAAGAATCTGTTAGGAAGAAGTTGGCTAGTAATAAGCAATTCGCTGCACTCCTTCAGTCACTTGATCCCCCAGTGGTTCCACCAACTAAGATCAGCCCAGTCACGGGAAAAGAGACTTTTGCTTTGGCAAAAAACGACGAAGGCTTTATCGCACTATCGGAACATGAAGACCCACTTGTCCAACAGCTATGCGCCGTGCGACTTGGAACTAAATCAACTCTGGAAGAGTCTCGCATCACTCGATTCATCGACACGGGGAAACGCAATAAAGGACTACTGCCCATCCCCCTTAAATATTACGGCGCACATACTGGACGATGGAGCGGTTCAGACAAGGTTAATTTCCAGAACCTTCCTAGCCGGGATAAGAAAAAGAAGACCCTCAAGAACGCCGTACTCCCTCCCGACGGTTGCGTGGTCATTAACTGTGATTCATCCCAGATCGAAGCCCGTGTGTTGGCTTGGCTTTCAGGACAAGACGATGTTGTTCGACAGTTCGCCAGCGGTGACGACGTATATTCAATCTTCGCTTCGAAAGTCTACAACCGCACCGTAACCAAGGCGAACGCAGAGGAGCGGTTCGTAGGCAAGACCTGCATCTTGGGGCTAGGCTACGGCACTGGCTGGAAAAAATTACAGCACACACTAGCAACTGCACAACCAATTAGCGTTGCTTTACCTGACGAGGAATGTCAGTCCATAGTAAATCTTTATCGAAATGTTAACGACAATATTATTTCGCTATGGAAAGACAGTGATTCAGCGTTGGCTGAACTAGCCAACTGGGACGCCAAGTCTAAGCCGTTTTATCTGGGGCTGCATGAGTGTTTGCGTGTCACGGGTGAGGGTATTGAACTACCTAATGGATTAATGATTCGCTATCCGAAGCTGCACTATGACACGAGCGAAGCCAAGTCTCAGTACAAGTACAAGTCCCGCAAGGGCGAGATCAGTATCTGGGGCGGGGCAGTAGTAGAAAATGTAGTCCAAGCGTTGGCTAGGATTGTGGTAGGTGAACAGATGTTGGCAATCAATGAGCGGTATCGGGTAGCCCTGACAGTGCATGACGCAGCCGTGATCGTAGTTCCGGAGGCGGAGCGCGAAGAGGCTATGGCTTTCATCGTTGAGAAGATGTCCATCCCACCGGCTTGGGCTATAGGTTTACCTGTTGCATGTGAGGCGAAATGGGGGCATAGTTATGGTGAGTGTTAACAAATAAAGGTCTCCCATGCAACCAATCAAGTGGTCGTTCTCAGGTCTCAAAACATATATAAATTGTCCAAAGCAGTATCACGAAGTAAAGGTGCTAAAAAACTATGAGGTTAAAGCGACACAACAAATGCTTTACGGGACTGACGTACATAGCGCGTTGGAGAACTACGCGAAAGACGGCACAGAGTTACCACAGAACTACAAGCGGTTTGCGTCCTTGGTTGACCCACTTCTGGAGATTGATGGTGAACGGTTTCCTGAACACGAGATGGCGTTAGATATAAATAAAGAGCCGTGCGGGTTTCATTCTAAAGAATATTGGGTAAGAGGTATCGTTGACTTGATGATTATCTCCGGTGACACAGCGTTCATCGTTGACTACAAGACAGGCAGTGACCGTTACCCTGATGTAAAACAGTTAAGGCTGATGGCGTTGATGACTTACGCGCACTTCCCGCAGGTAGAGAAGATCAAGGCGGGGCTAATGTTCGTTATGCACAACAACTTTATTGCTGAAGACTATCACCGTGGACAGATTTCGGCGTTGTGGAATAGTTTTAACGGAGACCTTGAGCGGATGAAGATGTCATACGAGAACGATGCGTGGCAGAAGAATCCTACGCCACTGTGCGGCTGGTGTCCGGTCAATACGTGTGAGCATCACAGGAGTCGGTGATGAAGCTGGTGAAAGACAACTATAGTTATAGGTGGGAAGACCCAAAAACTTCCTTTAATTCCCCCGGTCACCCACGGCGTTGGTTTCATTGCAGAGAAGTAATAGTGCCAGAGGGTGCGGGGGGTAGAATTGTGACTGTATATAACGACGAAGTACATGGGGTAAAAAATGAAACTAATAACTACGGCATCAATAACACATGAAGCGTTGAAAATACTTAATGACACATATGCAAAACAAAATAGAAAACAAATTGGTGGAAACGAGTACATCCACAATGTACAAAGGGAAGCGACTGCCAACAGTGCAGGAACTGCGGAGAAAAATTTACTCTTCTAACGAACTAATGCACGGAGAACCAAATGCCTTACGTGAACAAGCCAAGACCTTACAAGAAAGAGTACGAGCAAGAGAAGGCGAGGGGTGAACACCCTGACCGCATGGAGCGCCAACGTGCGCGTCGAGCGATGGACAAGAAGGGCACGGATGCTAACGGCAACGGTAAGGCAGACAAGCGTGAGGGTAAAGACATCGCGCATAAGAAAGCCCTATCTAAAGGTGGCAGTAACAAGGATGGCGTGACGGTTCAGTCAGCGTCAGCTAATCGTTCATTTAAACGTGCCGCATCCGGTGCGCTAGTATCAGAGACAAGCAAGCGAGAACGTAAGAAGTAAAGTTTTACTTGACTTTAAAGATCGACTGCCGTAAGGTGTGAGTAGGCGGGGTTTTTCCGCAAGGCTTTTTCCCCATAAACCGCATCAGTTACTTAGTGCCACCCTTTCGCTGTAGTCATGGGCACGGATGTAACCGACTAACCCCCGCAAGGGGTCACGTTAATTTATAGTGAGGCAAAATTGAGTGATATTAAGTTTAAAGTCGTGGGCGACGCTGCCCTACAATACAAAGTACCAAACCCCGTAGCAGATGTGTTGCTCAACTATATCGACAAGTGCGAGATGCTTGAACGAGGCGACACTGAAACCACACTGCTGACCTACTGGGGTCTCAAAGAATCTACCTTCCTTACGCAGACGATGGGCATACCGAACGTGCCTTCTCCTATGCTGCGTGACTACAAGTACCCCGGCCTGTACACACCGTTTGATCATCAACGTACAACTGCTGAGTTCCTCTCGACTAGACAACGCGCATTCTGTTTCAACGAGGCAGGTACAGGTAAGACTTCGTCTGTTATCTGGGCGGCTGACTACTTGATGTCGCAGGGCTTGGTCAAACGGGTGCTAGTGATCTGCCCTCTGACGATTATGTATTCAGCATGGCAAGCCGATGTGTTCAAGACAGCTATGCACCGCAGCGTGGGCGTAGCATATGGTCCTGTCGCTAAGCGTAAGAAGATTCTAAATGGTGAGTACGACTTCATCGTCACTAACTATGACGGGGTTGGGATTCTTTTTGACGACATCAAGAACGGCGACTTCGATCTGATTGTTGTGGACGAGGCGAACGCCTACAAATCTACAAGTACCGTGCGCTGGAAGGTGTTAGCTAAACTAGTTCAACCCCACACCCGCTTGTGGATGCTGACGGGAACACCTGCGTCACAGTCACCGCTTGACGCGTTTGGCTTAGCGCGTTTGGTCTCACCAGACAAGATTCCTAAATACGCTACAGCGTGGCGGGATAAAGTCATGAGTCAAGTCACACGGTTCAAGTGGGTTCCCAAACCTACGTCGAAGACTGACGTGTTTAAAGCACTGCAACCGGCGATTAGATTCTCAAAGGCAGACTGTCTTGATCTACCAGAGGTGTTGTATCAGACAAGAGACATACCACTGACGCCACAAGCACAGAAATACTACACCCGTATCCGTGACGATATGTTGGTCGAAGCGGCGGGGGAACAGATAAGTGCAGTAAATGCAGCGGCGCGGCTTAGTAAGCTCTTGCAGATTTCAGGCGGCGCGGTGTACTCCGATGGTAAAGAAGTTGTTGAGTTCGATGTATCCCCACGACTCAGAGCGTTGGACGAGGTGCTAGATGAGACCGAGAATAAGGTCATCGTGTTCGTGCCCTTTACCCACACAATTGAGTTAGTGTCCCGACACTTAACTGAGAATGGCGTCGCCAACGAGATTATTAACGGAGCTGTATCTGCTGCTGGGCGGAGTCAAATCGTTAACAAATTTCAATCGTCACCGACTCCACGGGTGCTAGTCATCCAACCTCAAGCTGCGTCACACGGTGTCACGCTGACCGCTGCCGACACAATCGTATTCTGGTCTCCTGTTATGAGTGTAGAAACATACATACAGTGCGTAGCCCGTATTGACCGCGTGGGTCAGAAGAATCGTATGACAGTGGTTCACTTACAAGGTTCAGATGTAGAGAAGCGGATGTACAAGATGTTGCAAGGCAAGGTGGATTCACATGAGCAGTTGATTGATCTTTATAAATCAGAATTAGGAATAGGGTAATGCTATGAAAGACATGAATGAATTAGTAGAAGCCTACTTGACTATTCGCAATGAGCGTGACAGGATAGAGGCAGAATTTAAAGAACGTGATCTTGCATTGAAGTCTGAGATGGTGGTGCTGGAACAAGCAATGCTGGCAGGGTGCAATGAAATGAAGGTCGAGAGTCTACGCACCAATAGCGGCACAGTTATTAAGTCATTGAAAGAAAGGTACACCTGTTCAGACCGCGATAACTTTAATAAGTTTGTGGTTGAACATGGCGCTGTTGAATTGTTTGAAGGTCGTATCCACCAAAGTAATTTTAAAGAATTCATTTCCGAACGGCAGGATGAAGGATTGCCGCCCGGTGTGAACGTGATGCGTGAATTCACCATCACAGTTAAGAAGCCCACAGTTAAATTAAGTTAATTAAAGGAAATAACCATGAGTACAGAACTCGCAACCCTTATTGCAAATAACCCAGCCCTCGTTCAGACCGGTCTCGATGCAGACACAATGGCAGTCGCTGGTGGTAGTGCCAATCAAACTAAACGTCTGTCTTTAAAAGGCGGTGTGTTCCGTAAGATTGTTGGTGGCAAAGAAGTCGGTGCTATCGAAGACCGTCATATGAATGTTATCTTTGTGAAGATGGCACACAGCGCGTCGCGTCAGTGCTACGAGGGTACATATGAAGAAGGAAAAGTTACATCTCCCGTTTGCTGGTCTAACGACTCTAGCAAGCCTGACGAGGACGTTGAGAATCCTTGCGCTCCCTCGTGCGACATATGTCCGAATTCCGCCAAAGGTTCAAATGATTCTGGAGTTGGCGCGAAATGCAAACTGTCATGGCGTACCGCTGTCGTCCTCCCACAAGACCCAAGTGGTGACGTACTGGAACTCGTTATCCCCGCAGCATCGACTTTTGGCAAAGAAGAAAACGGTCGTTGGCCTTTCAAGTCCTACGTAGGAATGCTGGCTAGTAACAATATCGCAGCGTCCCGTGTAATTACCAAGATGCAGTTTGACACCAAGGTGCAGTTTCCTAAAGTGTTGTTCTCTCCATCAGGTGCAGTTGACCCTAACGACTACGAATCCGTAGCTGGACAAGGCAAGACTTCAGCGGCAGAGGCGGCTATCAAACTGACTGTGTACAAGAAGAAGGGCGAAGCGTTGCCCGACGTAGCAGCACCGGAGCCAGTAGTAAGAGAGTCTGCTAAGAAATCAACCGCTCAAGCAACCGATGCTTCTGATGTAATTAAGAAGTGGACTAAGAAATAAGGAGAGCCATGTCGCGCCCGTATAGTACGAAGTTCTTAAGTAGTCTGGACGATGCAGATGATACCTACCGCATCGGCTACAGAGTGGCAAAGCTTTGCGTCAGTGCAAACCTACCTGCTAAGTATGTAGCTGAAGCGTTGGAAGTCTCACGCGCTACCGTTCACAACTGGTTTCGCGGCGCGGTGTTGCGTGGTAAGAACGAAGATATAGCTTTGGCGTTCATCAGGCTTATAGAGAAAGACTTGGAGGCAGGAGTATTGCCAGCCAAGTCCGTGAAGGAAGCCAAAGCCTATATTGAGGACATGATAGGTAGGTCGATTTAACGGGGAAAAGCGGATGCCGAATGCGCTATTAGGTAATAACCGAAGAGAAATCGTTCGGGGCTAAGGACGCAGCGAGTACCCCACCCATTAACTAGGCAGGAGCAATCCTGCCTTTCTTGTCTCTGCGGATATGATAAAACAATTTTACGAGAAAGCATTGCCTTCGCAGGGCATCTACTGTGTGGCAAAGATAGACGGCAAACGCACCATACAGAGATTTGCGGAGTCCATAGATGATGTTGAAAATCTTGCAAGACAGTTTACGCTGGAAAAAGCTAACGTATACGTCGCACTTGCGTCCTTCGACGGTTATAGCCGCAAGGCAGAAGACGCGCAATTCCTACGTTCATTCTTCATCGACTTGGATGTTGGAGTATCAAAGGCACAAGCTGAACGTGGCTACGTATCTCAGCCCGAGGCGCATATTGCCTTACAAGCATTCTTGGCTAGAACAGAATTACCACCGCCGGTTATTCTTGATTCCGGCACAGGAGTACACGCCTATTGGTTATTCGATAGAGACATCCCTGCCAAAGAGTGGAAGCCCTACGCTGAGAAGTTCAAAGCGTATTGCCTTGAGAATGAATTACATATTGATCCGGTTGTCACAGCAGACGTGGCGCGGATCATGCGCTGTCCTGAGACGTTTAATTACAAGACTACACCACCTAGTAAGTGCGAAGTAATCAGTGACGAACTCCCTGTCTACTCGTTCGATGAGTTCAAAGAGTTTTTAGGCATAGTAGAAGAGACGCCAGCAGAAATCCTCAAGAACCTGCCGAAAGGTTTGGACGAGGATACCAAGGCATTGATGAAGCTAGACAATCAGGAGACTTCCTTTGAAAAAATCGCTATCAGAAGTATTGAGGGTGATGGATGTGAACAGATCAAATGGGCAATTCAACATTCCACAACTCTACCAGAACCTCTCTGGACAGCAGCCCTATCCATTGCACAGCATTGTACAGACCGCGATGTCGCTATCCATAGACTATCAGAAGATTATCCCGGCTATGATGCGGCAGAGACGGAACGCAAAGCAACACTGCGTCAAGGAAAACCCTACTCCTGCACAGTCTTCGACAACGAGAACCCCGGTATCTGTGACACTTGCAAATATAAAGGCAAGTTCACCAATCCTCTCGCACTCGGACGAATCATCAAAGTTGCACAAGCGCCTAAAAAGGACGCAGTTCGGGAGTACGAGAATCCCCAAGATATTCCAGCAGACGTAATTCCTGACCACCCACAGGCATTGTTTCCGTACTTCAGAGGCGAGAAAGGTGGTATCTACTTTCAGCCAGCGCCCAAGGTAGACAAGAAAGGTAAAAAGACAGAGTTCGACCCACAGCTAATTTACCCGCACGAGTTTTTCCCGATACGCCGAATGTACAGCAGGATAGATGGCGAGATTCTGATGATGCGCCTTCTGTTGCCGAAAGACCCGCCACGTGATTTTATGATCACTACCAGAAGCCTTAACGCAACTGACGAGTTTAAGAAGGCAATTGGCTTTATGGGGGTGGTGGGTGGCGTAGAAAAATTACAACACATAATGAGGTACGTAATGAAATGGGGACACTACTTGCAGACTCAGTCCGAAGCAGAACTGATGAACATGCAGATGGGATGGACAGAACCGGTAAGTGATACAGAGCGATTGGGCCGTTCGTATGTTCTCGGCAATGATTTAATTAAGTCAGACGGCAAGATCATACTAGCGCCTGCATCACCTGCTATTCAGAAGATTGCAAAGTACTTTAAACCAAAGGGTAGCTTTGAGGTATGGCGTGAGTGCGCTCAGCAATTGAACCGCCCGTCGATGGAGATGCACGCGTTCGGAACCTTGATAGGGCTTGGCTCACCGCTCATGCCTTTAACATCCACACCGGGCGCTGTCGTTAGTTATACAGGTAAATCAGGCAACGGTAAGACCGGCGCACTGTACGCAAACTTGAGTGTGTGGAGTGATCCCGGTGGGGTTTCGGTTTTTGATGCTACAGATAATGGTTTGAATCAGCGGTACGTAACTTTGAAGAACGCATCGTTCGGCGTCGATGAAGCACATGAACGTAAGATAGAAGAACTCAGCAAGATGGTTCACGCTATCTCGCAGGGTAAGGCTAAGATCAGGATGCAGGGGTCGATCAACGCTGAACGAGAGCATGAACTCTTAGCGTCGGCGATTGCCATGATGACGAGTAACGTGCCGCTGCTAGACATGATTATGTCCAAGAACGCTATGGCTACAGGACAGATGGCACGTATGATTGAGTTTCTTATAATGAAACCACAGCTATTAATAGACGAACCAGACTTTGGCCCCAAGGTCTTTGATCTGTTCAAGTACAACTACGGTCATGCAGGGCGTAAGATTATCCCTGCCTACTTCACAACGGGTGAGGTGGCGCTAAAGCAGATGGTGGACGAGTGGATTGCCCGATTTAAACGGGACTTTGGCAACGACGCGATTTACCGCTTTTACGAGAACATCGTCGGTACAACTATGACAAGCGGCATGGTAGCCAACGAGTTTGGCATCATCAACTATGACCTAGAGCGCATTTATTCCAAGGTCTGTAGCGAGATGATCAATATCCGAGACAAGGTAGTAAACCTTGGCGAGACGGATTACTCATCGTTGGTCGGTGACTTTATTAATAAATACTACACAGGCATTCTTGGTATCAACGACGGCAAGGTCACGATGGAGCCGAGATCAAGTCTTGTAGGGCGTATTGATATGGCAACGGGGCTTGTGTCTCTATCAACAACCGAGTTCAAGAAGTACTTGATTGAGAAGAGCGTTAGTTCACGGGAGTTCGAGCAGAACATGAGGGAGAAGAAAATACTGGTTGATGTAAAAAAATCCCGCTTGGACGCTGGTTGGAAGAACTCCCTGAACATACTCGACAAAAATATGAATGTGAACACCTATGTCTTTGCGACCGAAATCCCAGATACTTTCTTTGCCGCCGATGGACATGGAGCGGTTGACGGAGGAACCTGAGTGGATTTTCCCATATGACTATATGGCAGTGGGGGATAGCTTCTTTATCCCTACACTACGCCCTGCCCAGATGAACTACGCGGCGGATATCGCCGCCAAGAAATCCCGCATCAAGGTAAAGATTTATACCTGTGAGCGGGAGGGGCATCTGGGAATTAGGGTATGGCGTACAGCTTAAAACTCATACCCCATAGCCGTATACATATCGACAAGCTGCATTTTTAACAACGATGCCATTAATCTATTATTTTCTAGCATCTCTCGCTTTGTGGCGAAGTCATACTCCGAAGTGCGGCGAATAGCTTTAGCTTCACTACGCAGCTTTTTAAGTTCGCCGTTGGCATCCTTGTTGTATTGCGCGACCAAGTATTCATCTATTGGATCTTTTTCAAGGTGGGCGTAGTATGCCTCGATATTAGACTCTTCCAACTCTTTTAACCGGTCTGCCCGTTTATCCAAGTCTTTTTCAATCTTGCCCCACATACGAGCGTCGTAGTCAGAGCGCGTTCCGACAAAGTTGCTCAGTATTAAACTGTCTTGTTTAACCCGTTCCATCGTAGAGCGGTTATCTTCGCCGCTGATTGTGAATAAATTCCACCCTGCTACGCCAGCCTCTGCAAAAGCGTCTACGTAGGCAGAGGCAAAGAAATACATTTCGTTCGGGCCAAACTCAAACCCTGTAATCTCATAAAGAAATGCTGCAGCGTCCGTGAATATCTTAGGTGTATTAGCGCCGCCCGTATAAACACTGCCGTTCGGGCCTTGGCGGTTGTTATAAATCTCTTGCCCAAGAGAGTTGTAGTTCATGGCAAACTCAACGATGGGCCGCAGTGGCGCTGGTGCAACTGAGTCAATAATATATTTGCCCGGCTCGTCTATAAGACTGCCCTTGGATACTGGCAGAGGCAGGAATGAGTCCATCAGGATTGGTATGGAGTTTGCCAGCACCTCAGTAAACTTGGTGTCAGAGTTACCCAACGAAGCAAACTGAGCGCCGAGGGCGGCAAACGCACCCATGCCGAAGCCCCAAGGCAGAGTAATAATATCGTTTACCTCATCACCAACAAAGAACCGAGCGTCGCGCATCCAACGGGACATATCATCAGTAGCTACGCGATTGCGCCCGTACTCGTCCTCACCTGCACCTGCGTATGCAAGGTAATACATAGCCACACCAAACCCGATCATAACGGCTGTAGTATTTCTACCGCGCTTGGCTTGTTCAATAAACTTCTTGTCGAATGTTTTTCTATCGCCTTTCTTCCGCAACTCTGGGGACAACTCAGACCATGCACGGTCAGCGGCGGCTTGATACCCCTGAAAAGGCGACTTTAAAGTAACCCCGGCTTTAATAGACTCAATGGCAGCGGATAGAGCAGGTGCCAGCGGCTCGATAACTCGTACTGCACCCGTAGCAGATGCGTTAAAGAACATGAACCACGCGCCCATCTGCTTGCCTTTTAAACCCTTCTCTTCGAAGTTCGCCAGACCTTTGGCAAAGGCAGCGGCGGGTATATTGGCAGCTTTTTCGGCTTCGGCTTTGCTCATACCTTTCTTCATCAATTCGCCCATTACTTCACTTTTGCGAATCTTGAATGCAGCGGCGCGACTTGTAAATTCAAAGCCAGCCATGTACTGATCAAGGAACTTAACAGTTGCTTCCCATTTAGTTATTGCAAATCCTGCCGCGCCGGTTGACCTGTTGGCTTTTTTCAAGAGGTCACGGAATTGACCCTTGTCAGTAAAACTACTGACGTACGAGATGTCGCCACCATGTTGTAGATAATCCAGTAAGTCCTTAACGTGCCCTGATTTATCTTTAGCAAGCATAGCTTTCAGCTTGGGGTTCTTGGCAGGGTCAGCCCCAGCCTCGTAAAACGCTCCGGCTACCTCGTATGATTTATAAAACCCGTTGGCGACTACCTTGTTGGCAATCGCCCCGATATAGTTGGACGCAGCGCCGGGGGACATATCAATACTGATGTTAAACGCGTTAGCCAGCATGTCACGGACAAAGTTCTTAGGCGCAAACGCTACGTTAAAGCGGGTGTGGGTCTGTCCCATAAAGCTTGTTATGGTATTGAGCTTATCTATAAACCCGCTTCCAGTTTGATACGACTTACGAATAGCATTACGCAACCGCTCGTTCTTTACCGAGATAACAGCTACTTCACCGTCAGGCATGTAGTGCAAGAACACGTTTTGCTGGTTCATCAACTTGAACAGTTTTTCGTCTTCTTTTAACTTGTACCGCTCTTCAAACGAGACTATCTTTTCAATCTCGCCGTCTATAAGTTTTTGATTCACAAGGTTGTACAGGACTTTACTAACGCCCTTACGTCCAGAGCGCGAAGCGGCAATCGACGCGTCAGCCATCATGGTAAGGATCGGGTTGTCAGGCAGCGTGTAGCGCCCCTCCTGCGTGTATTCCCTTTGCTGAAGTTCCCTACCCAACTTGTTGTCGCCACCGTAGAACAAGTCAGCGTCTTCCTTCTCTACAGGATTGCCCTTGTATGTGATGTAATTCTTGTAGCCGTAGAAGTCCACAAGGTTATCAACCTGCGGCGACCAGTAGTTGGCTTGCTTATTGAGCATGATAGTAACGTCAGACAAGGCGCGTAGTTCAGCCAAGATGTCGTCCATCATTTTCTTTTCAGTTTTGTTCTGATTAAACGTAGCCAAATGCCGCTGTACATCGGAGGTCTCTAACCCACCCAATACGCTGTAGTGATAGCTATTTACGTCATGCAAATGAGACTTGCTTGGGTCAAGGTTATTTTTGTCAGCAACGATGTCGTCTAGAAGTTTGCGGTAAGCTTTAGCTAAATCTTTAGTGGTCATGCCTAGGCTATCGGCGCGTTTGGCAAGTCCGTCTTTTGAGGTAAGTTCGGCAAAGATTTCGGTATGAGCTGTGGCGGGGGTAACTAATTTTCCAAACCAATTAATATTCTTTGCCATATCGTCCGAGCGTAATGGCACATTTTTCAAATACTTAACAGCGCGGACTTCACTCTCGTGCATAACTTCACCATAAGCGGCTAAGCGTTGCAGCACCACATCGACTGATTGGCCTGTCTCTTTTACCATGTTGACCAACATATCGTTGATCTTGTTTATGATTGGGTTGACGTAGGTGTTGTCTAAGTTACGGAAGTCGCCCGGTGCAAGCGACATCCTATCGTATAGATTAGTGGCAATACTCTCATCACCAACAACAAGAAGCCCCGCCCTATCTAACTGACGTTGCAAGTCTTTGGCTATATAGCTCTCATTTTGATACAGCCTAGTAAATTCTTTAGCTCGATTACCCAAGCCGCCAGAGAACCATGAACGGATAGAACCGAAGAAACCTTTTGGTCTCTCAGGCAGCTTCTGCCCTGCAATAAACTCTTCGGTAGACTTGCCCGTGTACTCGCCAGCCTTCTTAGGCTCCTTGGGCGCTTCCATGAACGACACACCCGTAGCAATACCGGGGGTTTTTGGCGAGAGCGGCGGTCTGACATCGAACGGGCCGGTGATCATCGTCTGGATGTTTTCTAGCACTTGGCTAGATACGTTATCGCCCTTGATACCAAGCAGTTGCATCACACGGACAGCAAACTCCCGCAGCGCGTTCGGAACCTTAATGACTTTGGTGAGCGGCGGTATCTTAGCCATCTCAGCGACAAACTCTGAATTAGAAAACGACTGAGCGAGAAACTCTTTAAGATTGCCGATCTCGTACTTCTTACCAAGCGTCTTTGCTACGTGCTGCTGGAGTTTACTGAGGTTTTCCAGCGCAATTTTCTGGATCGGAGTCAGGTTCTGTGGGTTATCCACCGCACGGTCAGTGATGAAGTGGGCATACTCATGCAGCACGGCAACGTCAAGCATTGTTCCACGTGGAGCATCGGGGTCAACCGTAATCGTTTCATTCGATGGGTCATACTGAGCGGGGCGATTGCCCTCCACCTTACCGATGACAACGGTCGGCTTGATGCCGAACTGACTAATGACTGCCTCGATACGGGACGCAAACAGCTTGGTAGCCGGGTCGGTATAGCCCGTTTTTATGGCGCGTAGGATTGTATTGGTATCACCAGAGCGCAGCGCGGCTACAGTCTCTCGCTCAATTATATTTTCGCTATCCTTCTTCTCTTCGACCTTAACCGTTGTAACCGGCTGCGCCTTGCCTACCTTGGCAGTGGCAACGGATGTACCGGCAGTGGCTTTCTTACGGGCTGCGCGAATATCAGAGGCGCTCTTCTTACCTAGCTTGGATACAGCCTTGATCTCTGCCTCAATAGTTTCTTTGCGCTTGGCGTCAACCGCTTTTTTCTGGGACTCGGACAGCGACTTAACAAACGCATCCCGTGCTTTCTTTTTATTTAGTTGCTCTGGTTTAAGTTTATTTTCGTCAATGACTTTATCAATAGCGGTTTTGCGCTCACTTTGGGTCATACGACCCAAGATGTCATAAATAGTTACAGTTTCTGGCTTAATAGACGGTATACCAAGTTTTACATTCTCGTTATGTCTGTCAGTATTCGCTTTATTTTCAGCTTTTATTTGGTCGGCATAAGTCTCTTTGAGGCTGCTCAACGCTGTATCAAACTGATCAAACGCAGTCTCGGCACCGGCGTGGCTGATAGCCTCGTCCATATTTTTTGGTGGCTCGGCGCGTGTATCTACATCTGCCATAACAAACGGCATGTGTTCTTTTTTAAATACACGTTCAGTCGCAGCGTAGTCTTTCTTTGCTACCTTGGGTGCAGGTTCTTTCTTCTCTACCTTGGGCGCAGGTTCTTTCTTCTCTACCTTGGGCGCGGGCGTTTCTTCGGCGGCTTGATTAAGCGCATCAAGTTCCTCTTGCAGAGCGGCTTCCTCTTGCAGAGCAGCTTCTTCATCTACTGCGGGTGCGGCTGCTTTTGCTTGTCCTTCTTCTTTTGTTTGCTTGGCTTCAGGGGTTTTAATGACATCAGTTTTTCCTAATATGTTGCGGGGGCCTGTTTCAGAAGAATCAAGCTCTGTGTTTAATGTGAAACCTTTTTCTACAGTTTGACCATACCCATCTGGGTCAAGCGCAGCATTAACTTTTTCTGTTGGATAATCAACATACTGAAGTTCGGCATCTTTACGGTAATTTTTAGCGTAGTTTCTATCAGTACTAAACCAAGCTTTACCTTCTGTTCTACCCGGCGTAGCACTACCGTGATATAAGCGAGTCATGCCCGGAGGAACAGGCGGTTCCCCCTCTTCTAATGTAGTACGCTGATTCTCCGCTGAAATAGGAGTTGATTGAGCATTCCCTCCAGTATCATCCAGTCTAGAGTCGATAGGTGTTGTAGATTCTCCGGAGGCGACTGCCAATTCTCGTGGAGCGCCAGCAGCGCCAGACTGATCTCCTGCGGCGTTAATTCCAGCAGATTGTGCGGCACTGGCTCGGATACGTTCGACATTTTCGGCTCCCAGTCTTTTTTCAGCTTTACCTAGTGCTTCTGTTTTTCTTTTTACTTCTATCGGTGTAAGTTTTTTACCATCCGAATCCACGCCAAGCGCAAGTTCAGCGCCGTATCTAATTACTTTTTGCTCATCTGTCTCATTTTTTACTTTTGCAGGAGGCAACTCGGGTTGAGCGCGCGCAGCGTCCATCTGTGCGTCTACAGCGGCAAGCGGGTCTGCCTCGGGGGCTGGGGCTGGTGGGTTTATCGCGGCAGCTATCTGCTCGGGTGTAGCGATACCGAAAGGTAGGGTGGCAGGTGGTTGTGCTTGCGCTTGCGCCTGAATGGCTTGCGCATCTGGGACGATAGCCGCTGCGCTTTGCGCTGCTTGATCTACTGCTTGCTGGGCTTCTAAGTCTTTCTTTGCCGCGTCGGCTGCAAGTTGATTACGTGTTTCAAGCGCACCAATACCCGCACCCGGTATAAAGCCAAGGGCTGCACCCATTGTGGCGGCACCCGCTACACCCTTCATCGGGTCAATACGTGGGTCATAAGTCTGAGCGGCAGAGCGCCCAGAGTACTCGGTTACACCTTCTTCAAGAGCTTCTTGAGCAGCTTCGGACAAGCCAGATTTAATTGCACCGCCCAGAGTTGTGGCAGCGGTTTTACCACCTACGCCAGCTAAGAACCGTTCGACACCGAACGCACCGGTTGCGCCACCAATCAAGGAAGGAATGAATGACGCACGGCGGGCCGCAGTAGTTGCGGCTTCTTCTTTTACTTTATCTAGTGATACACCTTTTTCAACTTGGCTACGGATGTAATCGTTCTTTAAAAGAATCTCGTCAGGCGTATCCATCACCATCTTGTATGCGGAGCCGCCAGCGTCGCCACCTGCCATCATGGCGTTAGTCACAACACCAGCCCCTAGACCCACTCGGCTTGAGGCTTTCTCAGTAAGTTTTAATAGTTGGGCGGCTTTTACAGACCCCTTAATAGCTAGACCGGGACCAAGAAAAGAGCCAGCCGCTTGGGCGGTGGCTTGCAAAGGGTTTTCAGCTATATATCTGGCAACGGCGGCGACTTCTTCTCCACCTGTTTGAGCGGCTTCCAAATCCTTTTGGAACTTCTCGCGCCCAGCCTTGACCATGTCGCTTTGTAAATTTTCTGTTGTTTTAGTAAATTTATCAATAGCTTTTGAAAACGCATTGCCCGGCGAGACATAGTCAGCCGCCGCCTCTATACCACCAGCAAACGAGTTAGCCACTGTGATAACCGTATCACTAGCCACCCTTAAAACATTCCTAGACTCGGGCGCTTTCTTTGGTTCTTCTTTTTGTGGCGCGTTTCTTAGCTCTACTTGGCGTCGTAATTCACGCGCCAGAAGGGTAGCGGCTTCTTTATCCCCAGCTTTATCCGCGTTCATAAACGCGCGTTCAAGTTCTCTAAAATTAGCCATCGTGTAGATTACTTATATTTGTCAAGTGCTGCTTGAACTTCGGGGCTGTAAGGGCTAGTACCACTATCAGCATTCGATTCTTGAATGAGATCGTCAATCTTTGCAAGTTCGTAAGACTTAGGCAAGTCTCTTATGTATTTCTGTTCTTCCCGCTTCATTTCTTCCAGACGCTTTTCCGCAGCTATTCTTATTTTAGTCCCCGGCTTAGCGTTGGTTAAGTCTCTATTAAGTTTTTGCTTTTCCGCTACCCGTTCTTTATTACTCATATAGGCGTTGTACTCGGCGCGGGCGTTTTTAGTCTGCGTGTCTATACGTTTATCTAATTCTCTTTGATCTTTTTTCTCGTCAGCTTTTATACGCCTTTCGTTAGCCGCCATAGTTGCACCGGCGTCTATTCTTTTCCCTTCGACGAGGTATTTACCCTGTATATGTTCTCTTCTCTCTCCAGAGATGCCTTCAGCTTCTGATTTTGCCAATTGTCCTTTAATTTGAAGCTTATCAACTTCAGCCTTGAACAACGTTGTGCCTAACTCTGTACTAAGTTGAGTTAATGTTTTTGCTGCATCGTTATGTGCTTTGAGTGCGTCATTAGCCCTATTTTGTTTTTCAAGTAATTCAGACTTGTTCAAATCACTTAAAACTTTATTAGCTTCGCGTTGAATATCACTTGCCTTTTTTTGATCTTCAATAAGATCAGGTACGGTATCATTAATTGCCAAAACTACAGCTCTAAGTACGGGGCCGGGGGTTGATCCAAATTTAGCAAACATCTGCGCGTAACGCATGTACTCAGCCTTTCTAGCGTCTTCTCTGCTCATCTTCTTTTCTTCTTGGACACGAGCACGTTCTTCATTAAACATCTTAACTGGGTCAATACCCAATTTTTTATAAGCGGCGTCTTGGCGACTTAGTTCACCTTCAACACCACCGGCAACTCGGGTTTCAAGAGTCTTGATCCCCGCACGGGCTTTTTCAAAATCTGCTGGTGGGGTAAACCCTTCCGAAGCCGCGCGGAATTGATCTTGATAAGGCGTAGCAGAAGCCACAGGTGCAGGAGCAGGAGCAGGAGCAGGTGCTTTAGCCACGGGTGCTTTAGCCACGGGTGCGGGTGCTTTAGCTGGAACGGCGTTCTTGTCTTCTTTGCTAAAATCATACGGGTTTGTAATAGCGTCTCTACTGCCTTCTTTAAACGCAACTGCACCACCACCTGCCATCATCTTAGGCGCACCAGCACGTGTTTGGTCACGGCGCTGCTTCTCAGCTTGAGCAATACCCATAGTCTCAGGGTCGGTGTCACCGCTCAACTTACCTTGAAGCTGGTCGTCTGAGAGTTTCTTCATCATGCTAGGCAGCTTGTATGGGTCAGCACCTGTGGCAATACCACCGGAGGCCATCTCCTTAATAGCCCCGCCTTCTTTCTTTGGTGGGCTACTGTTATATGCTTGATACAGGTTTGCTCCTGCACCAGCTAAGCCTATGGCCTGTTGTAATGCAGGAGGTTGAGCCTGATACATCTGAGTAGTAGACGCTTGCATAGGCAAGCCACGCAGCATGTTAGAGAGCGTACCCAGTTGAATAAACGGATACTGCTGAGCGGTTGCGTAGTCTTGGATTTTCTGGTTGAGGCGCTGCTGTTCATACGCTTGTTGCTTGTCACCAATTGCCATCTGCTGGCCCATAAGGCCCATTTCCTGACCGTACTGCTGCTGACCCAACGCACCCATCTGACCCGCCATCCGACCAGCCTCACTATAACCTTCAAGGCCGAGCTTGGCACCGAACTGTTGTGCTTGCTGTGCAGACTGAAAAGCGTCTTGCATACCCTTACCGTAGATGTCGGATTGCTGCTGGCCTAAATTACGTTGACGTTCCGCTTCTACAATAGCCGAACGAGAGCCACCAAACGCGCCCTGTCCTACAGCTTGGGCTTGGTTCTGCTGACCCTGTATAGCTGACTGTCGTGCCGCTTCACGCATCTGGGGTTCAAGCGCGTTCTGCATGTAAGGCGACATGTACGCTTGTGTGGCGTAAGGGTTAGTTGCCTGTTGCTCGTATCGCTGACCCACACCCATAGAACCCATACCCGCCGCGCCGGTCATACGAGTAGCCAGATTAGTTTGACCCGGTAGTTGATAGCCACTAATACCCTGCATGGCTCGGGCTTGCGTCGGGCTAAAGCCCGCAACTGTTTCGCCCTCAAACGGTTTATACGGTTGGAAGCCAGTTATGTTTCCTTGGTCACCGTAGGTATAGACTTGTTTCTCAGTTGAACCCATCATCCGCTCAACATACGGACGGGCATATTCAGGGATGTTTGAGGTTTCAGACTTAGTCGTAGTCGGACCACCGCCACCGCCGGGGTAGAGTCGATTGTTACCGTTTACGTAGCCGTTGAACTTATTGCGGATAATCATAATTTTTCCCTCATCACCTGATGGGTGTTGGTCATGCCCATTTTTTCGTACATCTGGACTAGAGTACCTTTAGCCCAACATTGTGTGGTTGTAGCGCCCATTAAGCGCATCCAGTTTTTAGCTTCATCAAACACATGTGTGCGGACGATACTTTTACCGCCCATCAAATTCACATGCGCTACGCGCTCACGCGGGTAATCAATAATGTCTACAGTCACAGCCCCAGTAATGCCTTCGCCCGGCTCGTCCCAGATCAACAAATAAGTACGACCTGTACGCACTGCAAACTCGACTTGCTCTGCTGTGTTTAATTCAGGGTCAAGATCAATTGCTCTTTGCAACATCGGCGCAACGATAGGCCATACTTGGGGTAACTGCGCCGGAGTAATCTGATATAAGGGCATCTTTACGCTGGTAAGTGTTTATCTGATTTGCTGTTTACCGCTACCTTCTTCTTGCCTATGCTCTTCTTACGCGACGCCTGAACGCGCTCCATCATGGCGTAGAGTTTTCTTGCTCCTGCCTCTGTTGATCCATTTCCCAACTCTGAGACAATTCGAGCAGGGATAACAAACTCGCCATCAGCAAGACGAGCGGGCTGACGCTTACCAATAACAGCAGGAATAGAATCAGAAACTCCATCGCCGGGACCCCTCAGTAAACGTCCACCATCAGAATAACCGCCAAGACCGTGCATGATACCGCCCTCTGCAAACCCATAGTTGCCAAGTTGCTGATCCATAGAGCTATAGAAGTCACTCATATCAGATTGTTGAGGTTGAGGCTGCGGCTGGGGTTGGGCTTGAAATTGTTGATAAGAAATAGGTGCATAGGCTTGTTGTACAGGAGCCGTATATTTGGGAGCCGTCATTACTGGCGCAGTTGGCGCAGTTGGTCTCATGCCACCTGCAAGTTGACTACGTGTTTGATTCTCAGGGTTTACGTGGTTAGGATTAGACTTAACACCGTACTGCGTTTCTCCACCAGAAGCATATCGTTGCGCATCACGCATGATGCCACCATTCGCAGCGTCAATCGGGATGTCCATGTAGTTATCAATGTCACCTAGATTAGTCTTAGGTAACGGTACTACTGGCACTTTAGATTTCTTGCCCAACCGTGCGTGTTCAGCCATCGCGGCGGAGAAAGGGCTGCTTAATTCTTGGGTGCGGCTACGAGCAATAGGGCGAGGAGATGGAAGAGAGCTTTCATTAAACAGCTTCATCGCTTCTCTTTGACGCGCCTCTTCCATCTCTTCATAAGACGCGGTTAGCCCCCTAGCTGCTCTCTGACCACTACTTTTAAGACCATACTCACGGCGCTGCGCCGCAGAAAGACCGCCTTCTGCAAACCGTGCTTCACCAGTATAAGTATTCACTCCAGCGTCTGCGCTTGGCGCAATTACGTTTGTAGCCTCTGGACGTTGCATCTCAGGGTCGGAATACATAGGCGTTTGCAAGTTTGCCATAGGGTAGCCAGTATTTGTCCCAATAGCATTCTGAGCCGACATCTGCTCAACAGGACCGCCAACAGCATAGTTTTGATACTCGTACGACCGGGTAAACGACGGCTGTTTGGGTATTGAAGGCTGGAACCCAGACATATCTACAGTACTCTTGTACTTGTCTTTGTCTTCTTTCTCATACTCCGGCTGGTTCATGTACTGCCCAGCCGCCATCAGCCCAAGCCCGGTTTCCGTAGGGTATTTTTTAACAATTTTCATCCCCTCCATAACGCCTCTTTCCAGCGCGCTTGGTTCTACTGTGGGGATAGTAGAGTTAGGTGTTATGATAGGCGCGGGTGATGTAAAGGGTGTACCCCCCGCTGGTGGGGCAGAAGATGTTGCTGCTGCTGGGTCAAACGGCTGAGTTGCCGCGTCACGCATTGCCGCAGTGCCCTTTACTTGATTACCTCTCGCAGCAAATTCTCTTGCAGCATTCTCTCTAGCAGCTTGCATTTCAGCGTTACGAGCCGCCATATCAGCGGGAGATACAGGTGGCGCATTACCAGCCGGGGGAAGCGGTGTAGCAGGGCCAGTAGGAGTAATTGGCGCACCAGCAGTTGGGGGCATACCAGCAGGATTGGCAGAGAAGATACCTTGCTTTGCTGCTTCCGTTCCAACTTGTTGACCAGCTTGGGCTATACCTTGCTTAGCAACTTCTGTACCGACTTGCTGTTTTACAGCTTCCGCAGTAGCTTGTTTAGCAGTTTCTACCCCAGCTTGCTTCATGCCAGCCGCGATTGCTTCTTTCTTTGCTAATTCTAAGGCAGCGGTTTGCGCGGCGGCAGTTCCAGTAGCGGCAACGGCGGGAGCAACAGTAGCGGCAACAACAGGGGCGGCTAAAGCAGCGTTAGCGGTAGCAGCCAAGACAATCTGTGGCATCTCAAATCTCCTTCTTCATTAGTACAAGGCCCATGTTTTGCCCATACTCGTGTAATCCGAACATTGCAATAAGTTTACGCGCTTTTATGTCATTTTCAAAAGGGGTTGCATATACTTCATTGTAGCCTTCGGCTTTCAACCCCGGCGCAACCACGTTAGTAAAAATGCTATAGTACCTTTTGAATTTTGACGGCGACCACGCCCCCGGCGCTATATTTAAGTGCAAAGCTACCTTACTAATGTCCCGTAAGTAGTCGCATAGAAAAATAACTTCGTCGTCTTTGTATAGCGTCTGCCTCATGGCACGATCTTCAGTGCAAATGTCGTTGTATCGTAATAAATATCCCCAGTTCGCAGCTTGCCCGCAGCGTACTCCACACTGGTCGGGCAGCTTATTTCGCGTAGTCCCGTAGTGGGATTTACCTGACTAAAGTTCAAAGCCGCTGTTACCGTATTAGCATCAGGTCGGCTTGTAGACGCGGCACTAGATCCGGGGTTATCTAACTGAGCAAAATACTGCCGCAGGACGTTATGAACTGTATCTATATACTCCCGCTGGTATTCAACAGGCGCAAGTGGTAACGCCGGACTTCTTGTAGTTCCTGTAGACATAGTTAGTTCCTGCCGTCAGGACGCACATCAATACGGGGTACACCCAACTGCCACTGAGTGCCAACGCTGTTTGACTCTACTTTGAACGCCATCTGGCGACCACGCACCCGACTATAAACAATCTCAGTAAACTGCTGCACGTTGTAAGTAGTCGTACCAGCGTAGCTCTGCGCCGAAGTTACCGTCGGAGACAAGGCCGTACCGTAGTTTGAACCGGGGTTTTGTTTGGGGCGCACTGTAAATTGTACAAACGGTTTGTCCGAAGTTTGCCCCGTGGTATCCGACCCGTCAAAGGTAATGTCAGGAATTATTCGCCATACAAATCCGTAGTTGTGCCCGTCCTCAATATCAAAGTCAGAAGACTGGATATACGATTCAATTGCGCTTGGTGGGTTAGTTGAGCCGTCGTCTACCGCCGCTTCGTGGTACACAATAATCTTGCCCTCCGTTGCAGCCATTGGGAACGGGCGAAGCGGTGAGTCCAACCAAGCCGTACGATCTAACGTACCGTAATACCAAACCCGGTCAAGGTAATTAAAAATAACATAGCGGTCAATTGCACTACTGTTTTTAGAGCAGTAATTCCACCACACCTCAGAGTAACCCTCGTTGGTACCCGAATTAAACTGCGCTTCCTGACCCCGATTAATATCATTGAAGATAAATTGACGCACTGAGCAAGGTA